CTTGATACCATAACTTCCTCTTCTCCAGTACCATTGCCAACGGGATTTTTTTTTTCACCAATACCAAATAAAGTTACAAAGTCATTAACAGTTCCTTTATAACCTGTATTGACAAAGTATTTATATGTATCATTAACAGCATCTCCATTAGTATTAAGGAGTGTTTTATAATCATCTATAGTACCTTGGTATCCTGTCTCTACAAAATATTTGTACCCGTCATTGATTGCTTTTTCGTTCATATATTATTTAGTTGTATTTACTCCCAGCTCCTTTAGATGATCCACCACTACCTGTAGTTCCTGAGTTTTGATTATTTACAGCTGTCTCAATAGAGTCTTGCATAAAGTTTACAATATCTTGTACACTATCCCCTTCTCCATAAATATCATCCCATATAAACTCTTGTCCTCCAATAGTAAAGACACCTTTATACTCACCTGAATCCCCACTGCTTACAATTTTTAAACTACCACCACCTTCAAGGCCACGTGGCATTATCTCATCCATATCTAATAAAGCGTTAAATTGCTCTTCTACTTGTGCAGGTTCATCATTATAAGAATCTAATGAGCTACCTAATTTTGTATCTAAATAATCAGAAGGGCTAACCTCTTCGCCATCCGCTTTAGTTACATTGATTCTCTTATAAACAATCTTATCTTTCACTCCTTCACCTCCAGCTCCTGTATTACCAGCACCTCTTGATAGATCGCCATCATAATTTTTCTCTGCAATATCATACTTAGTAGCTCCCTTTGGAGTAATCTTCTCATAGATTTCTCTCTTAAGTTGCTGACCACTTTTTAGAGTACCATCAGCATTATAAGCATCTATAACTCTATCTTGTTGCCCGTCTACTTTAATAGTAAAGTCTGTGATTTTACCCTCAGTAGCTAATCTGTTTTTCTCTGCTTCTAATTCTTCAGCGGTAGCATTAGGGTTAGCCTCTTTAAATGTATTTAACTCTACTTCTTGTTGTTGTTCACTTAACAGCTCTACGTTTCTATTAATCTTTGTTAATCGTGGAGCATTAGGATTATTTTTATTAATATCGTCAATTAAGTTTTGAGCACCAGCATCAGATTCAGCAGCAGTTCCTGACACAACCATGTCTACATTTTTAAGATATACTCCAGCATTTTCATTATCTCCTTTTGATTTTGTCTCTGCAGATGTCTCAGCTCTTTTTTGAACTAAACCTTTTACATCTTCTTCTTTCTTATAATCTAAAGTTCCTGTTATCTTAGTCTTCATAGCATCTAAAGCAATCTCTTTTTGAGCATCAGTAAACTGAGCGTTATATTGATTGTCTGCTCCAAACTCCATTACAAGATAAGGGTTGTTACTTTCGTTGTCTGGATTTTCTGTATTCCACTTATCAAATGCCTGCTGGTCTCCTATTTCAAATGCAGTTCCATCCTCAGTTGTTAAGGATGAGTTTAACATAAACGACTGCATATCATACGGATCGGCTAACATTGACTGAGCCTCCGCATCTAAATATTTTTGCCCCTCTGTACCATTATAGTATTCTGTTTCCATTCTGCTTCTTTCCTCTGTTGTAATTTTAGCATTTAAACCATACTTAGAATCTATTTGTTGTTGTATAACCTTTCCTGATATTGCCTTTGATCTTTTTAATCCTTTGTTAGGATCGAAGTTATTTACTTTTTGCTTCATTAAAAGAGTAAGTCTATTCAGTGTAGCACTTGAATTTTTATCAACTGTTCCGTCCTCATTTAATCTTAACATAGAAACATTACCTGTTTCAGGATCTGTCTGTACTGAGACATTATTCATATTAGCAAACCCTTCTAATTGTTTTGCTAACCATTGTTCTGCTGGAGCACCTTGAGATAAGTCACTCCCTTCCATATTTTCTTGTAATCTTGTGGTATACTCTTGAAAAGTTTTATCAAAGTTACCCATGTTTTTCTTCAATAAATTAAAACCATTTAATTGGTTTTGTTGAAACATAGTAACATCAGCAGGTTTTACTAAACCCCTCTTCATCATGTTCTTCATGTCTAACAACTTGTTAGCTCCATCCTGTCCTGCATTCATAACTACCTGTTGTGCGGTAGGGTTATCATATTCTCCTAAATCATTTAACGCAGCCTGTTGGTCTTGGAAAGCTTTTTCCAGTGCAGCTTTCTTTCCTTCTCTCTCTGTTGCTACATTTTTAAAAGCATCAGATATAACCTTTGCCTCTTCTCCAAAATTAATCTGTGAAGCTGGATCCGCTTTTTGATAAACATCAAAGTCTATCTTTGCTTTACTAAATTGGTTTGCCATACTTTTTATTTATTTTTTAAAACCATGTGTTTGGATCACCATCCATACCTCCAGGACCTTGATTATTATAATCATATCCAGCTTGTGTTTGATTATCTAATGTATTATCTTTAAAATTATATTGTCCTCTACCTTCACTAAGGCTTTTATAATCTTTTCTACTTAAACCTTGAGCACCTATATTAGCAGCATACTGAGCATCAGTCATGCCTTCAGGTTTTTGATTGGCATATTGTTTAGCTAATTTAGAACCTCTTCTATCTGCACCGCTCTGTCCATACAGAGGGGCCAGACTTCCTACACCTTGAACTACTCCCGCTACACCTTGAATACCTTGAGAAATACCTTGAGCTCTGGCCACTTCAGCATCTCTCATCCTTTGGTTCTGCTCTTTTGCTGCAGATACATCCATATCTATAAGTTGCTGGTTTATAGCATCTTTAGAATCAGCCTTCATTTTATTAAGGTCAGATATCTCTTCGCCCATAGCAATACGAGTTTGTTCTCCTGCCGCAGTTTGTGCTGCACCTACTCTTCCTACTCCTGATGCTAACGCTCTTGAGTCTCCTTCTTGTAGTGCCTCTACTGCTTGTTTTTGACCAGCTATTTGATTCTCAAATTCTGCTTCATATGCGTCTAAAGGAACACTAAGACCAGCATACATATCTACTTCTGCCTTAGCCTTAGCCTCACTCATTGCTTTTGCTGCTGCTTTATCTGCATCTTCTGCTAATCTTTTTTGTTTAGCTGCTGCGTTAAATCCTTGTACCGCTGAAGCACCTGCGGCTGCTATACCTACTACTGCTGATGTTACTACTGCCATATTATATTGTTTTAATCATTTCATGTGTGTAAGTACTTCCCTCCACAAAACCTATTTTTTTATATACGTTAATCAATGGTTTATTTTTAATTAATGCGTATACATATTTTTTACCTAAATCTTCCGCCTTGTTACTTATGGTTTTTACTAATAACTCTAAAGCTTCTTTTCTTTTTTGTCTATCTTTATATTTTAAGTTAGAGATAATCCAATCACACCACGTTGCTTTTGAATTAGTTATATACATAAACCCTGCACAAACTGGTGTATCTCCATCATAAACAATAAAACCACCCATACCGTCTTCAGGTAAAAAATCTTTTGAAGGAGGAGTCCATCTCCAATCTTTCCACCATCCAGAAAGAATGTCTTCATAATCTTTTTCTTTTAGTGGTCTTATATTTAATTTCATTTATGCAAAGATAATAAAATCTATGGATTACTTTTCATCACACTACTACCTACAGCAAATAATTCTACTGCACTTGTATTATCATTTTGTAGTGTAAAATTCATAAAGTATCCACGTGCTCCATTTGATCCTACAATTGCATCTTTTATAATTGAAATAAAGTCTCCTACAGGAGGGACTGTACCAGGGAAAGGATAAGGTAAAGGATTAATTGCATTAGGATAAGGACCTACAGTATCTACTGTAATTGAAGCTGGTGTTACTACTCCTGTTGCAATATCTGTAGTGGATTGTCTTACTGTATTAATTACTGCTCCTACAAAAACAGGAGCATTAGGAGGGTTAGTTGAAAAAACTCTATCTCCAACAGTAACAATACTTCCAATATCTTGTAATCCAAATTCAATTACTACTGCGGCTACAGGCCCTGTTAAATTAGTAGAGGCTCCTATACCATTAGAAGATCTATCTTTAAAATTAGTTGTTGTAGCATTTTCTCTTAAGAACGAAAACCATTCTCCTTCTTTTTGTACAAACCACGTTTGTAAAGGAACTCCAGATCCAGGAATAGATCCTGTGCTTAAATCAGTAAATAATCCTGTGCAATTCCAAGCATCATTACTTTCATATGACATTGTTTTAAATAACTTAATTGTCATAGGTTCCATATTAAATACAGACTGAATAGTAGAACTATACTGAACACCATAATAATTATTTCTTAAAGGATTAGTATTGTGTCTGTATAAATTTCCTCCATTCCAAGAATAAAAAAATCCATTCATACCCATCATATAATCAGGTAAAAAAGAATAAAAAGATGGCCATCCTTTTACATCTTCACTGTAAGATAAAGTATTTGGATATAATGGATTTGACATAGTTTTATATTTTTATAATTAACAATTTCCTACACAATTAGCAACACTGGTTACCACCCCATCACTACTTACTACAACGCATTGTGGAACACCACCACTTTCTACTAAATAAGTTCCAGCTGCTTTTTTATTTATCCCGTTTTGATCTTCAAAAGCCCAATCATGTACAAAAACTGAATTAGCAAATCCAGAAGGACTTCCTATGTGAGCTGTAAAAAATGGATCTGTAGCTCCCGTACATGCAGGAGTAGGTGATGGACTACATTTAAAGTTATTTAATGGAGTAGGGCAACCAATAAAAAAACTCCACCCTGTAGTTGGACAGGGGCCATCAAATACAAAATCTATCGTAGTTGTTGTTGGTAAGGGTTTAGGTATAACCATCATACAAGATCCTACTGGTGTAGCCCTAAAATCCACAGGATTAGTACCAGTCCCTTGAGGATCGTAAGGACCTAAAGTTTGAGTACCTACCGAAGTAGGAGTAGCTGGGAAGTTCCCAAGAGCTGTGTCATAATCATATCTATCTACAGTAGCAGAAAAGCCGCTACTACCTAATGCATTAGTCATTGTTGGTGATCCACCTAAAGTACAGGCCCAAGAGTCAGTTCCAATTAAGCCTTGTAGATATCCAAAATTTTGAGATGAATATTCTGAAGCCACAGTAGGAGTCCCTGAATTGTCATAGTCAAAAGACCATGTACATTTATCGGGAACATTAATAGGATTAAAAATAACTAATACAACTCCTGTTGTTGTGCCTACATTAGCAGATAAAAAAAACTGACCTTGATTACCACTACCACTAAAAGTAGTGTTACATGGAAGTGAACAAGTAGGGCAAGTTGTTGCTGCCCCTAAAACTCCTCCTGACATCTGTCTATATATTCCCGCTTGCTGATACCAACCATCAGGGGCTATTGTAGTAAAGCCTGGATCTGAGTATATAGTTGTTGTAGAAGCAAAACTTGCTCCTGGCCAATAAAAAGTTGTTGAATTAATACATGCCATATCTTTATTTTATTTTATTATTTAACATGTTCCTGCTTGTAATACTACTCCGTTAGATCCAATTTCTACCCATTGTTTTGGAGATAAACTTGGTGTTGCAAAAGGATCTACTATATAAAAACCTGTTGGCGGATATCCATCTGCAGGATCACATGATGTACTTGTAAATATTACATTTCCTACAACTGGTAATCCTCCACTACCTTGGAAGCCCCATGTCCCGTTATTTCCAGGTGAATTAACCTCTGTCTGACATGCTTGTGCAAAAGTTGAAGTAATAGGACCAAAGTATACTCTATCACAAGGAACCTCACAATTACAACAAACCTCATCAGCAGTTGATGGATCAGAACAATAACATAACTGTCCTGAACTAACTAATCTTAAATCCCAAATTAAATATAAATAATTATTTACTGATGATACATTTACTCCACTCTGAATTGCTTGATATTGTCCTGCCGATGGAGACGTGACAGCCCCACTCACGACAGGAGCAGCAGCCACTACTGTTGCTATTTCAGCTGATGTTGGATTATTAGGGTTTGCAAAATACTCAGTAGGTGAGGCGAGTATCCTAAATTTATGCATAGAAGGATCAAAATCAAAATTATCAGTTCCAAACTTTTGAGTCCTCATTGTAACAGAAGATCCATTATATGGAAATGCTAATAATGACTGTGTCCCTGAAGCAGTGGTATATTCAGCTGGATCAGGTGTAGATAATGTTGCTGGATTAAATCCTGTAAAAGGACTAATATTAGTTGCGTCAAACCAGTTATAGTTAGTATGGATAGTTTGTCCATTATAATTATTAGAGTTTACAACTATTTGTCTAACTGTTAATGGTAGTCCTTTAGGACACTCTACTGTAACATCATACGTAGCAGGCACAATAGGAGAAGGCCCTGTTGGTGTTAATGTTACTGTACACGATTGAGGAGTATTAAATGTTTTTGTAAAGGTCAAAGATGTATTACTTGAAGTTGATGCACTTGCCACTACAGCACCATTCCACTCTATAACTACACTTACAGTACCTGTACTTATATTAATATCAATATCAACATCACCAATAACTAACCCTAAATCTACATCATAGGTAATTGATTGCGTTCTATTAAATTGACTAATAGTAGTACCACAAGGAACTTCGTTTAAAGGCATTGGAATTTGTTGTGAGTTAGTTCCTAATACATACTCTTTCATGTAAGGATCATAAGCCCCTAATTTTTGGGTAGTAAGTTGAGCATTAAAACAATCTCTAAACCAACTATTCATTCCGTAAGTTGAAACAACTTGTAATTGATCACTACCCTGAGATGCTCCTCTTAAGTTTATTACTGCACCTCTTTTAGTGTCTGTAAAAAACATATCATAACCCCAAGAAGTAAAACTCTCAGGATTAAAACTTATACCATATTCTTCTATTCTTGCTATCTGTGTTCCTAAAACTTGAGGCACCGAAGCTATAGCTCCTCCCCCTGTAGAATCTGTAATAACATTTTTACCCGATAAAACATAAGATATTCTATCTTCTTGTAATACAAGTATATCTGTTTCACGTGCATGTAATTTCATTATAGGACCAAAAGTTGTTTCTAAATCTTTATAATTTGCAAGACCTAAATTAAACTCATTTAAGTTATTACTATTAGCAGAACTACTATACACACCGCTGTAGGTCATGCCTGCATATCTATCCGCCTCTTGAAAGTCTTGGTTAGACACCGCTAAAGTTCTCTCTCCTAAATTAAACCCTTTTCCTGCAGGGCTGTCATATATTTTATAACTCTCTACTCCATTACCAAAAGTATAACAGTTTACCGCATCTAAAACAGTAATTAAATTAGCTCCAGCTGATGTTTGGTCTTGACCATCAGAAGCTATACTGTAAGAGCCGGCTCCGGTTGGATCAAACTCTCTTCTGGCCATATGATACCCTTGTCCTCCCGGAAGTTCAGGCTCAATATCTAAAAGGGTAGACGCATCATAAAATAAATTAGGATCAGCATCCTGAGGTACTGTTTCAAAAACAAACACTCCACCTGTTCTCGTTACTTCTATGCTCATCTTCCCTCTTCCAGGGAAAGTTCCACCCCAATCCGTACATTCCGTAATAGCTGCTTGATATCCCGCAAACATTCCTCCTGCCGCATTAGTGTATATTCCAAATACCGCCTTCCATTCAGTTGTACTCCCTTGAATAGCCCCAGCAGAGGTATATAGGGTGGGATCAAATTTAAGATCCATACCATTTACGCTGCTTACTCCAGCAGAGGTAGTTGTCCCGCCTCCTGTAGAAAACATTTTACTCTGTAAATCATCCCCTATAGCCCATTGATGAAAGTTACCATAATCTTGAGTAGAAATAAAAGACCTGTCGTAGTATATTGATCTACTACAAGAGTTCTTACCTCCCCTGGTTGTTTCTAATTTAATCCTAATTGTAGATCCTGCGGGAATATCATAAGGTTGACCATTTGAAAAATTTAAACTATACCCTGAAATCATTGAATTAAGGATACTATTAAAATTATTTATACTGCTTTGGGAACCATAAAAAATTTGAGCCTGATCTATAGATTCAGTAGTCCATCCTGAGGGTTTTAAAAGCATATATAAACCTGATAAGGATTTATTTGTAATACCTTTACCGGAATATGCCTGAATAGCTAATACTACAGTTTTAGCCAATCCTAACACTGGGCCCTGACTATCTTGTTTTACTATAAGTTCATCTCCTACTTTTAAAACATTTTGATTTTGCCCGTCTAACTTAAACCACACTTGACTCGGATCATTAGCATCGGCAATAGGAAGTCCCGTAGCTCCGGTTGCTGTTCCGTCCTGCGCATAGAACAGGTTAGAAAAAACGGTTTGATAAGTACCTTGACTTGGCTTTACTACAAACTTATATTTTTTAGCCCAATAAGGAGGTAAGTTTTCAAGAGTTACTTTTATTTTATTTTTATAAATGGAAGTAGATGAATCAAAAAAGGCTGTGCAGTTTTGACTTGTAAGAACAGTAGATGCTCTACCTTCCCCATCCATATATACAATCCCTACCTCATAATCTCTATTAGAATGAAGACTCTGTGTGTTAGAGGATTTTAAATAAGAGGCAAAAGAGGAATATCCAATAAAGTTATAATATCTAATTGCATTACACCAGTTACCCCCAGCAGTTCCATCTGCTCCAAAATATTGAGTACAAGGAGCTTGAATGCTCAAAACATTCCCTGCTACCGAATATGCAAATCCATCCTGTAAACAAGACTGAGTTGTTACTGCTCCTCCACTTACTATTTGATATGATGTTCCACTTAATTCTAATGTTGCTAATCCCCCATCTATATCGGTTAATAATAGAAAGTCATCTCCAGGTGCCGGAGCAGCGGTAATAGAAGCACTTAATCCTGTCATAGAATCTATAACAATTTCTCCTCCCACTAAAGCCGGTACTACCGCTCCAAAATCCGTCCCAGTTTCCGTTAGTTGTCCCGCACAACAAGTGTTTGATCCAATACCACCACAAGGAGGGAGGGTGTTATCACATAATGTTATTCCTGATAATAAGATAGTCGAAGAACATATTATTGGAAACGGATTAGTATCTAAAACTCCTGGCGTACACGCCACTGCAGGAGCTAACGGAGTTCCACCTATACCTCCACTAACCAATTCTAAGGTTGTGCCAGCCATAGGATCATCCGCTATCGCATAAAACTTATCACTCAAAGTTCCTCCGGTTGCACTTTCATTACATGGATATAAAGGTTTAACAATAGAAGTTCCAGCGTAACCTTGGGCTAAACTACCTCCTATTCTATTTCTAAATTCCTGAGAGTTCATCATTGCATTAACATCAGCATAGTTACTCGGGCAGGTGAAATTAAACCCTACCTGAAAAGGTGAAGTTTGTAAGCCTGTCGTACCACAAGTACCGGATCCTCCAGTGGAAGTAGCAGTAGCGGTAGTTTGTTGCATTCCAAAACTAAACGTGAATGTAGTCCCTATTGTAATAGGAGCCCCTGACGGAGGATTAGCTTGACTTAAATCAAAGGATATCACTGAATCAGGCTCTGTATGCGCTCCTTTAAAAGCATAAACACCCGGAGAAGTTGTAGCTTGAGGAAGAGCTTCCCCTGTTATATCTTTACTCTGAGGATCTAAGTGATATACAATAGGTATTTTACTCCCGTCTGGAGAAATTCTAATATCATACTGATCAACATAGTTCCCGTACATTAAACGATTTCCTTGAATCGTTTGAGCTTTAGCAGTACGAGGCACGTTATCGTATAATCTTAATAACTCATCTGAACCTAATGTAGTATAAATTTCACTATTAAGAAATTCAATATTATAAAAAGAATCATCAGGGATACCGAGATTCTCTTTATTGTATCTTTTAATAACATAAATAACATTAGAGGTAGTCTGTTTATAAAGTATATCTATTTCTTTAACCCTTTTTGTTCCTGTAGAAACAGTTACATTACAACCATTAAAACGATTTTCCATCCCCGCATTCCAAAAGTTTTGTAAGCTTAATTTAAAAGTACCTGGCTGAAAAGATGGATTTGTGAATAATGATGTTGCACTATATTCCCCATCCTGATACCTATATCTGTAAGCAAAAGATAGAAAACGAGTATCCATATAATTAGGGCTTTGTATACCTCCCCCAGCATTAGATAGCCCAGGTAGTGCAAATAACTCTACATGAGGAGCTCCTAAAGGAGCGGCCTGACCACCTGCCGCATCAAAGTCTTCAAACCCTGGAGGCTTAACAATAACACTTACATCCTCCTCTTCTAACACATTATCCACAGCACCAGGGCCTGGATACGCATAATCTGATTTTATATTTATAACTCTTGGAGAATTTAAATCATCAGTAAAAAATAATAAATTTTCAATCTTATCTACTCCTGTTATTAAATACTTAAAGTCAAAATTTAAAACCGAGGTACTAACTACATGATAAATTAAAGATCCTAAATTAGTATTATAGGAAACAATTAAATCTACAACACCTGTAGTTACCGAGTTGGGATTATTTTCATTATGAACAAACCAATAAAGAGTTTCGTTTATACCATCTTCATATACTCCAATAGTTCTTATATCTCCTACTAAAGGTACTCCTTGAAATTCTAATTGCGTTAAGATTGTATTCCCTAAGGAATTTTCTACTGCACCAATTTCTGTGCTTTCAGTAGATCCTAACCTGACGTTTAAAGCGTCAATATATTCTCCTGGTGGAATAAGCCTTTCATCTACAGACTTATTCATTTTACCCGCTATAAAATTTGTTGAAGTTAAAGGCATATTATTTTATCCATTTATCCTGACCTCTTAAATTCTGTAAGAGTCTGCCAGGGTGTATATTACTTAATCTTAGTTTAGCATTACGGAGTAAAGAAGATTTGTCTTTTCTTGCTCTATTAACTAAATATTCCTGTGCTCCATGTCGGCCATTCAAAATAGCATACTTTATATAGGCATATATAAAGTCTTCAAATAATTTATTTACACTAACGCTGGAGTCATCACCATTTTCCATTCCATCTGAAACATACTCTAAAACCACTAACTTTCCAGCCATTCCTGAATTAAAGTTTATTACACCACCTTTTCTATTTATACTAAAGGTAGGGTTTACATTTGCTGTTTCTGTATTTAAACCAAATCTTGCACCTACTTGATAATCAAAGTACCAAGCACCGTCTACTAAATATCCTTGCTGTCCACTATAAGGACCGTCCCCAAGATACATTGTTTTTTGCTGACTATCTAATCTTTGTTTATCCCAAAAAGAATTATTAGGTTTTAAAACATTACCATCAATATCAAATAATATTCTACAATCATGATCTTGCAAGTAAGCTCCACTCCAATTAGTCTGTATATTTTCTGTCATAGGATAAAGCATACCATCTTGCTCTAAAGATATTCTTACCCAGTTTACATAATCCTGTGGTAAAACAAACCTAAGTTGATCACAAATTTGTAATTCTAATATTTTAATTTCTTTCATTGCATCGTAATTCAATTCTTGAATTCCTCTCTTTGCATGAAATAAAACTTGATATCTGTTTACATTATTTACTATTTCATTATTACCTTGAAACATTAACATAAAATTATTTACAATATCTTCTAAAGATATGTATTGATAAGATCCCCAGTTTGCATCTGTAGGTACATTCTGACTATTCTCGTAATATTGATAATCTGTTATATATGACATAATTAACTACTTTCTTGTATTTCGTTACCCTCTTCTTGTTTTCCAAAGTTATAGACTTCTGCCTCTCTAATTTCTATTCCTACATACTGACAAATCTTTGCTATTAAAGTTGGCTCATCAGAATCAGGTAATTCAAATTCTTGAAAGTCTGGTTGAGTAGGATCAAATTGAGGTTCTCCTAATCCTATATTTAAGAAAGTCCATCTTGGTGCTAACGGATACCTTATATACTGAGTCTGTATAGCACCTGGTTGTAATATAGTAGTAGGGTATACTGTTATATTATTATTCTCTAAAGTGTACGCAGGGTATGTTTGATTCGGAGCAGTTAACATAGAGTTGGTTAAGTAAAATATTTTATTTTGACTTACCCTTTCTACCTCTCTAATTTTTGTATTAGAATATATAACGTAGCTATTACCTATAACTGTAAATATATCTGCACTTAATGTTATAGTCGTAGTATTTACTACTCCAGTAACATATGCTTGTTGAAATGTCGTTGTATTTACAATTAAACTTCCTATAGCTGGAGTAGGAGAGCTTGTAGGTATAGTAGTCCATCCAACTGCAGCTCCATCTACTAACTGATTTGCTACTGTAGCAGTAGCGGTCCCTGTGAATAAAGGAGTGTTATAATAAAATATTTTATTAATTAAATAATAATCTAATGGTAAAGAATAAACATTAGCATTTACTTGAGGTAAAAATACAGTGTTAGAAAAACCATCCATCACCTCTACTAAACCTTTAGTTATATCAGCATAACCTGTGCCTGATGATCTTGCGTTCTGTCTTTGAATCCAATTATTATAGGAGTAAAAGTAATCCTCAAACATATCCAGCTGTGCCTGCTTAGCATATAAATTAAAATCTTGTGGAGTAATATACCCGTAGTTATTTTTATTTGCTATAGCTAATACAGTATTCCTTACTTCATTTATTGATGCCGCCATATTATATAAACATTTTTACAAAGATAATAAAAAAAAAGAGGCCCACTTTTTTTGTAGACCTCTCTTTACTTACTGATATACTTAAACTAATTAAGCATTTACAATACTTGTTACAGCTTTAGGTAATGTCATAGAATACATTGGTCTTGTCCAGCTTGTAACTAACGCAGCCTCAGTAGCATCTAATATAGCTGAGTAAACATCATGAGCAACTTGTGCTGCAGTTGTTACTGTAGTAGTTGTACCATCAACATAGTCAATTGTAACCGTTGTTGCTGTAGCTGTTGCTGTAGCAATTGCTTTTACTCCGTTAAGACTGATTATTTGACCAGTAATAGGAGCGTTTGTAACTTTAAGAAATTTTTCCATTTTATAAAAAGGTTTTAATGGGTTAATAAAGTACAAATATACATAAAAAAAAAGCACCCTTTTAAGGTGCTCTTTCTGTTGTATGATTAGAAATTATTTATTTTTCTTTAACATATTTTTAAGTAACTTATATGTCTCTACTCCCTCGTCAGTTTGTAAGTAAGATCCTACTATATCATTAGCATCTTCTCCATAAGGAACAGTTAACATTTTACTTTTATTTTTAGCAAGATTAAAATAAACATCTCTTCCATTATTTCTTAATCCTAATAAGTTAGCACTGAAGAACTTAACTACATCATCTGCAACTTGTAATGCGGGATCATTAAGAATATCAATAAAGTCTTCTGGATAGTTTCTTGAGAATACAAGAATGTCTCTTTTTAATTCAGCAGTGCTTAATTTATCTGCCCCTGCTCCTAATAGAACTCTACCAACTGTCTCAAGCATAGCAATATCTAAGTCTCTTGCTAAAATTTGAGCGTCTAAGATTAATTCTTCGATTTCTAATTCTTCAGCTGCATCTTTAGCATCATCTATTTGCTCATATATCATCCCGTTACCAGGATGTAAAGATAAAAAGTGTTGTAAAACTTGATTGGTTCTATCTACAGTTAAAAATCCATCTTCAAAAACAATAGGCTCCATAATAGCATTACCATCTTGCTCTTCCTCAAAAGGTGTCTTTTGGTTTCTTGCATAACGAAGTGGTTTATTAATACCTGTTTCTTCATCAAAATAAAGTAATGGGGATCTTTTGTTGTGGTGAGAGTTTAACATAAAGCACAATGGTGCTACGTCTCTCTTTAATCTGTACTGTTTTGTAACTGATGTTGTTGTCTTTTTCATTTTATTATAATTTAATTAAAGTTAAAAAAAAGGGGAGGAGGTTAATCCTCCCCTAATGATTGTTAGTTATTAGTCTCTAAATAAGAAGAAGTTGTTTGCACCTAAAGTACATACAGCTCTTTCCGATAAGAAGTTAACTGTCATCGCATCTAAAGAAGATGTTCTTGCTCCACCAGCAGAACCAGTGATCCAAGTTTTGTAACGTCTATCTTCAGTTTCAGAAGCTCTGTATCTAACGTGTAAGAATGGTCTCTTAGCGTTCTTACCTAAGATTTGGTCATATACAGTTGTAGAACCAGCTGGAACCATAAGTCCATTGATTGCACCTCCTGTTAAACCACCTCTCATTGTAGGATCGTTTAAGTATTTCCAGTCTGACTTATAGAAGTCATAACCTCTTCTGAATCCTGTAAATCCTAAGTTTAAAGCCATCTCTTCATCATTATCAAATAAACCATATGAAGTACCACCCGCTCCGTAAGAGTTTTGAGCAGCTAACATATCATCAATATCAAATGAGAACTGACGGTTAACAAAGATTACATTTTCCTCAATAGCACCTTGCTTATCAAGTCTTTGGATTACTGAATCGAAACCTGCAAGAGCTACTGGGTTACCCCCACTCCATACATTTCCTCTTGTGTTTACTACATGGAAAACTCCTTCAGAACCTTTGTTTCCTACTGCACCACCTGCTGCAGCTGCACCAGATCCTGCCTCTGCAGGAACCGCTTCAACCATTGCAGTTTCTAAGTAATCTTCAAAACGAAGTCTTGTTTCGTGCTCAGACTTTAAGTACCATAGGTATCCGTTAGCACCATTTTCCGTAGTTACCTCAACCCATCCAATTTGAGCCATGTCAGAACCATTTACTTCGTAAGTATCCTTAATGATAATTGGAGAGTTTT